TATATTGCAGTAGATTATCTAGTTTTGTTAGTTGGCTATTTGTCAACTTTCTCATATCACTTTCTATTTGACCTTGTTGGTTCTGTATTTAATATTCTTGCTACTTTCTTTCTGTTTTGTTTCCCTATCGCTCTTTTCAACAGCACACCTTCTGGTTTTAGTGTATATACCCATTCAACTGACTGTATTGGATCACCTACCACTTTCCATGTATATTGTCTGCTGTATTTTCTGTGTTTCTTTGGTATTTTGTACATCATTCATTCTCTATACGTGATTTTAGTTTCTCATTGTATATACTTTTCTTTGAACAGTTTTACTATATCCTCATTTATCCATTGCGTACCATCCTCATAGTTGGTTATGATGGGATACCTTACTATATTACCTAGTACCGGATTTGTTTCTCCGGTTTCTATTCCATCCTCTATTGTCTTCAGGAACTCGTCTAGTATCATTTCTGCATACCCACATACTATATCCTCTACATCTCTTACGTATACTATCCCATCTGTTTTCCAGAACAGTTCTCTTTCTTCCTCTGGTGTTGAGTGTAGGTACCTTTCCAGTATATATTGTTTTGCACTTTTCATATTCTGTATTTTGGATCATTACTCATGAACATATCATATAGTGCTTCAGTACTATCATAGTTTAGTTCTCCTGCTTTATCTACCCATTCCCATTGTTCGCCATCTGGAGTACTCCTATAGGATGTACCTCTTAGTCCTAACATTTTTCCATATTCTACTGCTACTATTTTTGCATATTCCTTAGCCACTTCTTTACATACCAGTTTCCAGTCATCAGCATCTTGTGGTAGTATCTTTACTTTCCATTCTTCTATACACCTTTCTATTGTCTTCATATTATATTATCATTTATCTCTTGGTAGGATACATTCTTAGTCATGTTCTGGATATAGACTATCTATTCGTTCTTCATGTAGTTTAACAGTCTTTTCCAGTTCACTTATACGTTGTTCATATTGATTTAATACATTAGTTAGTTGGAGTATTAGTAGCAACGGACTTACTTCACTAACATCACTCCACTCTACTTTATTTTGTATTTTCTGTAGTAGTTCTTTAGTATTTTCCATTATATTACATTTTTATACAGTCAGGATAGAGAGTACGGATGTAGATTTTCACTAACTCGATTTAGCGGCCATATTCTCTCTAACCTTTTGACTATATTGGTTATTGTTGTTTTATATCTGTTTGATTCTTTGTAATACTTCTGATTCTAGTAGTTGTGCATAACCGTCATTATCTCTTAGGAACTCCTTTACCTTATTATCCCCCTGCAGTTTGATTTGGACCTTCTCTTCACCTTCTCCTTGCTCTATAGTATACCATCCTGCAGCACCTTTGAGTATGAGTTTGAACTCAACAGCAGCATCTATTATCTCTTGCATCTTATCTATTCCGGTTCCCCAGTTGATTCTGAACTCAGCTTTTCCGAATGGACACCCACATTTATTCTTGATTATCTCTACAGTGGTCTTATTGCTCTCTCCTTCCTTATCTACTGATTTGTTGAACTTCATTCGCATATCACTGTAGAATTTCCAGGAGAGTCCACCAGTGCTCTGATTGATGTCACCATAGCCTCCCACATTCTGCCTGATCTGAGATATACCTATTACAGTGCACCTATTATCTTTCAGTAGAGGTTTTATCTTTCCTAGCCCTTGACTGTTGATCCTTGCTTGTAGCCCTATACTAGCATCCCCGGTTTCTCCATCCACTACCTTTCTTGGCATTGCTGCAGTATGTGAATCTTTTACCACTAACCTTACTACTCCTGTCTTGATGAGTTCTTCTGCTAGGTTATACCCGTCTTCCTGACATGATGGTTGACATACTACTAGTTTACTCATGTCTATCTTCAGTTTCTCTGCATAGGATCTATCAAACGCTTGTTCATAGTCTATCAGTACTACCTTATCATTTGGATATGCCTTTTGGAACTCAGCCATTATATGCAGTGTTACTGTTGACTTACCACTACTTTCCATTCCTAGCATTTCAATGAGCTTCCCTACTGGTATACCTCCACAGTTACTAGCTACATCTATACCTAGCGATCCAGATGGTACTACCTCTAGGCTTTCTTTCATATTAGTACCACTTATTACAGAGCCTGATCCGAACTTTTTCTCAAGTTCCTGTATCTTACTTTCGAATGTACTTTGTCCTTCTTGCTGTGTCTTTTTTGCCATTTATATTAGTTTATTTGTATTATGATTATTTTATCCCAATGAACTGCATGATTTTACGCAACTCGTTGACACTCTTACATTCTCCTCTGAACTGCCCATTCTTTGTTTCTGGGTAGTTGTATTCATCAGTCTTTCCATCTATGCTCCTTGTAGGATCCCTGAATGTTATGACCAGAGTATGATCTTTTGGTTGATATCCCAGCATTGCATTACCTTTTCTTGCCCCTATTGTGTACATTGGTGGTCTACCCATATATACATCTATATCTCTTATATCTTCCCATCCACATGATTCTATATCCTGACGGTTTAGGTAGGGTGTTCTGAATGTGTTACGAACATACACATCATCTCTACTCTGTATACCTGCTAGTGTTGTAGGGTCGAATATCTGGTCATGAGTATTTCTATCTGGATCTGTTGCTTTTTCTATTTTACATTTTATCCACTGCACTCCATTTTCATGACCTACTGACATATCTTCAGCTTCCAGCTCATAGCCTATATACAGTTCTGAGATATCAGGAGTATAGTACCTCTTATCTTCTTCCATATTGTTACTATTTTGTTTCTGGGTTCTTTCCCCACATGGCATACATTTCTATATCTTCTATTATCTTATTCCATGCTGTCTTTTCCTTCTCTTGGTTCTCTACGAACCTCTTATTCCTTGTTTCTGTTCTTTCTGGTTCTGGTAGACCTTCCATCCTATAGTACTCATACAGGTTCTCTATATTCCACTTATTCCCTTTCTCTTTATCCTGTTCCAGTTTGAGTAGGAGTTGTTTGTATGGACTATCATCATACATGTACATATAGTGCATTTTATCCGGTAGCCATGCACCTGTATCTGCCATACCACCTATATACCATGAGTATCCTTCTTTTGTACCCTGTGCTGGATGATGCTCACAGATAGCCTTTATTAGTTGCTGCCTATCCATCTGGTTTATCTCCTGTTCTGTGAGTACTGGTTTGAACAGGTGAGGATGCTTCTCCTTTACTATACTGAAATACTTCTCTTCCATATTGTTTTTTGATTATGATTTCTTGGTTCTCTTTTTCTTTATTACTCTTCTATCATAGTACTTCCACACTTTTTCCAGTTGCTTTTCATTCTTTACATAGAACACCCAGTCATCTTTAGCTACTTCTTCTTCTATGATATCTATATAGAATGTTTTTGGTGTGAATGGGAACTTCTTGATATACTGTACACTACCTATTATACTACCATCCGGCATTATTACATTGTTACTATGATAGCATATTCCTTTTGGTGTTTTCCAGGATATTGCATCTACATAGTGTGCTCTTTTTCCTTCCTTGAATACACCACCTTCTCTATTATTCTGATAGAGAGGGCGCCCTGCTATTTCTGCTACATCTACCCACTCCTCATCTATACCTGTTAGTGGACATATTGACTCTTGTAGTAGAAGCTTCTTTATTGTATTGGCCAGTGCAGCTGCTGTATATGGAGCACTTCCACCTGATTGACCACTTTTGCCGAACCTTTCACAGAGAGCAATTATTTCCTTCTTGAATGGCTCTACTATTGGTCTATTGTCTTTGTTTGGGAGGAATTTGGAGAGGATCTCCAGTTCACGTTTTGCGTGATTAGCTGTATTTGTCATTATGTTATGTGCTTCGCCTTTACTGCACTAGGTTTTTGGACTGTGAATATACTACCATTATCTGGTATTTTTTGTATACCCTCTCATGTATTTGTTAGTGTTATATCAGTTGTTTCTATAGTCTATCCGAATGATTTTCTTGCATCTTTTTCATTATCATAGAATCTACATGCCCAGTATGTATTTCTACCTGGATCATAGTAGCTCATATCCCACTCCAGTGATTTCATTGCATTTCTACATGCTTCTTCGAATGTATCACCTCTCCACTTTGTTCTCAGTTCTGTAGAGAGTGTTAGTTGGAATGCAGTTCCATGTTCTCCAGTAGCTGCATAGCCCTCTGTCCATACCTCATATAGATTCCTACCATCCATTACCTGCTTGCTATATACTGGCTTTTCTGGTTCAGGCTCAGGCACATAGTTACTTAGATCGAACACTATATATTCATAGGTACTTTTATACCCTTCTGGTGGTATATTTGATTGATTCTCATCTAGTGGTGGATTATATACCCACTTCCATTCTTCTTTCATATTAGTATTTATTATGTCTGCTTCTCCATTTTTGTATCATTGCATCAGAGTCTGCATTGAGTGGTATCTGTATACATGTCTTTGGTACTATACCTGGTATCACTACTGTTTTCATCTCTCTGGTTTCTATTCTATTTGGTAGTTCTTTGACTGGCGGTTTTGGAGGTCTCCTCATTTCTATTTTATTTGATATGATTTTTGGTTTGAGTTCCTTAGTCTTCTTCTCTTTTGGCTTATATGTCCTTACTTTTCTTGGCCTATCCGACTTAGGGTATACTCTTTTCTTGCTGATACTACCATCTGCCTTCCATTCTTTTAACCACCTGCCTACTGTTGTTTCTGCTACCTTTATGTGTTCTCCTATTTGTTTGAGGGTCTTGGTACTTCTATTAGCGATTATCCAGTCTTTATGTGGGTTTTCTCCACCTACATAACCTCTTCTATCTATATTCCACCTCTCCATTCTTTTATAGATACTATGGGCAGGTTGGTTTATTACCTTAGCCATTGCTTCTACTGTCATGTGAGGAGCATTGGTTATTAGGTACTCTCTATACTGTTCCCAGTCTACCTTACCTTCTATCAGTCCTTCTGTTTTCCACTTCTTTAGCCAGCTCTTTAGTGTGTTCTTAGCTACCCCTATATGAGTAGCCATATCTTGTATCTGTACTTTATCCTTCCTGCCTTGCTTTACGTACTCTAACCACTTTGGTCTGTTATTATCTAGTAATCCTCCCATTATTCATTTGTTTTACAGTACTCTGTGAACTGCTCATATACTTGTTTATATGGTTCTTTTGATATATTATTATCGAACATACTTATATGATATGATATACCACTTCTCCCCATACCATCTAGTCTATCTGCAATTGCTTCCTGTGTATAGTCCTGTTCACTTATTTTCTTTATTAGCATCTGTTTATACTTAGATACTTGCCTGGACTTATTTTTAGATAACATCATTGGGAGTGGTGTTTTGAAGAAGGTCTCTGCAGCCTTTATTATCTTATCTATTTCTTTATTCTCTTTTCTTATTCCATCTTTCTCCAGGCAGATGAGGTCATACCCTGTCTTTATCTTATATTCCTTAGCCAGCAGCTGTCTATATTGTGCCCTATCTTCTCTATTCATATTGGTGTGTTATTATAGAGGGGTACTTTCTTTCGATTCCCCCCACTGTATTGATTATTGCTTATGACAGATGTAGTTTTATCCCCCTACTACGGTAGTTATATATCTCCGATATTACTTCCAGATACTGTTTCACACTACTACATGTTACCAGTTTTCTCTGTTGATATTCACATGCTGTTATGAACTTATTCCAGTTGAACTGCTCATTCTTTATACACTTATATAGTGCATATACCCAGCTTCTGTTCTTATATCCTTTATAGTATTTACCTACTTGTTCCAGCTTCATTGCTATCATAGTAGCCTCTTCCAGATCTTTGATCTTCAGCTTACCGCTTTTAAATGCTATTTCCCCATCTCTTCTGTCATAGCTACCTGTCAGTAATAGTAGATTTACACTTAGGCCAAACCCAAACTGCTCTTGGAATGTATTATACTTCTTATACTCCTCTATATCAGTAGCATAGCTTGCCAGATAGTCAGTAGTTAACCAGTTCTTTGTATTGCTATTCAGTGTTTGTACTGTCTGTAGATTAGCTCCAGGTACTATGTAGTATTGTATAGGGAGTTTTAGCCTTTTACTTGCAGTGAATCTATGTGCTCCGTCGATAATGGTATAGTCTTCATTCACCTGTATAGGGGATACACAGGGGTTCTCCTGCATTGCCAACATGAGTGTTTTAACATGTTTCTCATTTACCGGCCTATTTCCTTTGATCAGTGTGAACTTGTCATAGTTCTTTGTAGTGTGTATTTGCATTACTACTTCTTGGATTTCCATTACTTGTTCCATTTTATTTGTGTTTTAGTTGTTATTGATTATGATTTTATACGATTGATATTTTCCTCTGATTGACTGATACTGATATATGACTCTATTGACCTTTCTATTGCACCTGATACTGTCTGTGGGTTCCCTTCTATATCTTCATTCAGATATCCTCTTATATCTTGGGCTACCCATGTGCTTATATCCCCTTTCTTCTGTCGGATACCTTCCCATACTGCATCTTCTATTGCTTCTTTGACCTGTTTACTATATTCTGGGACTATTATCGGGAATGAGTCTTTGAATGGTAGCATTAGTTTTTCTACTACTTTATCTATGTATTGTTCCATTACAGTTTGATTTTTGATAGTTCTTGTACGAGTTTATTTATTGTATTCCGTAGATACTGTTCCATTGGTTCATAGCTGTCTGTTTCTTCTATATACTCCCTATCATCATCTTCACTACACCATATCCTACCTACTCCATATTCTCCCCATTCTACTATTACTATTCCTGTGAATGGTTCTATAGTTACTCCCAGCACATTACCTTCTGGACCCCTATCTTCATACAGCTGCTCATTGATATTTGCCACGGCTTCCAGCACCTCTTGTATTAGTTCTTTATTTTGCATATTAGTATTATTTATATTCTATTTCGAGTTCCAACTTGCCTTGTTTATCATATGCATACTTGCTCACATTCCATATTCCTGTATCTACATGCCACTTTATTGCATCTAGAGTTTCATCCAGGCCGGGATACCACTTACTGCTACCCTTTGTATAGAACCCTTTATACGCCCTTCTGAGATCCTCTTCCGTCAGGTTATACATCAGTGGTATATTCTCATTACATGTATCGGCTACTGGGTATTTCATTGGGAGTATTTCATAGTCATCCAGTCCATGTTCTATTGCCCATTTATGTAGTCCTTTGTCATATGTAGCAGCTTGTATATACAGTCCTTTGAGGTAGCTTCTATCGAACCCCTCATTGTCATATGTTGTCTTGATATCATATGGCTGTATATACTTCTTTAGATGGTTTACTTCTACTTGGTCTAGCATTCCTCTGAGTTCTATACCTCTGTATGTGAACAGTACTATCATTTGTTTGAACACCTGTATATCCTCTGTATTCTCCATATTGATGACATCCATGGTATACGGACTGGTTCTCAGATCATTGGCTATCTTCTCACCACTTGCCAACATGTCTACATCTACTACTGTTTTTCCTATATGATTGAGTTTTTCCCTATAGTAGTGTTCTGATATGATCCCATCTTTATCCGGCTTTATGAATAGCTCTAGTATCTTATCCATCTCCTTTCCTTTGAACTTGTCCTTCCTTCTTACAGTTTCCACAGCATCATTGAACAGTACTTCGAATGACTCTGTTTGTGTGTATGATCCATCTTCTTCCATCCTCATTCCTTTCATGGCTCTCTTATACAGTACTTCACAGAGCTCCCCTAGTTGTCCTCCTGGGACTCCGGCAGATGCTATTACGAACCTCTTATCTACTTCTTCTTGTCCACATGTGAGGATGCAGTCTGCTATATTACCTAATATAGTTGATGCTGTTTCTACATTATTTTCATCTTTATACCCTAATACACATTGGTTATAAAAGCTCTTACGACTTTTGATGAATATCCGGATATCGCTGCTACTGATCCTACCTTTGAGTGCCCTATACTCCTTCTCACTCAGTTGATTACTTGGTTGTATTCTCTTCTCCAGTTTCATATTGCTTTATTTTCTCTTTGTATTCATTCCTTTCCTGTAGTACCTGGAGATGTGTATTTTGTGATACATACCTACCTAGTTCATGGGTATTTGTTATTAGTACTACACTACCTTCTACTGGTTGTTTTGCACTTAGTTTTTCTCTCAGGGTCTTTATTCTAGCAGCTAGTACCTCATTTGCTTCTTTTATCTTCAGGTATTTATCCTTGTATATTTCTACCTGTAGTTTCCATCCCTTATTATTCTGGTCATTTTTCAGCTCCCATATTGTTGCTTTGAGGTGGCTATTATCTTCTGATAGTCTTTTTAGTAACTCTTCATCTGTCATTATTGTTCTTTTTTCATGTCCTTTCTATACCAGCGACCTGCGATATTACCATTGTAGCTTGGTGTATCTAGCACTTCTTCTATTATCTGGTGTTTTACTTCTGCGTACCCCATATACTTTTTACTATGGCACCATTCCAGTATGATTCTAGTGAATGACGCTTCTCCTAACCTCCTTACATCGGATTTTAGTTCTTCACAGGATGACCAGTAGTTTTCCCAGTTACTACTCTTTACTACCTTCTCTACTTTCTTTACTCTTCTTTTGTCACCTATTTCTGTAGCCTGTTTCATTTGGGCTCTTTTGCCTATCTTTTTTGTTCTTGTAGAGGTTAGTTGTTTTTTACCCACATAGTGCTTTTCATAGTATTTTCCAGCACCCTCTACCCTATCCCTATTATTGTATATTGCATAGATGAACCCGACTGCCCACTCCGGGATACTCTCTGGGGTTACTTCTCTACCACTTCTGTATATCCATTTACTCATATTATTTTCTTTTTAGCTTCTTCTTCCTTACATTCTCTAATGCATTCCTCTAGCGTTACTTGGTGAGGTACCATTTTATCTACAGCTTTCTGCCTCTTTATCTCAGTAGAGTATTGTCGCTTGAGCTTTTCTACAGCATACTGTATTTGCCTATTTGCATTTGCTATATCAGTTACTGAGTACTCTTCCTCCTTCTCTATTTCTAGTAGGATGGCACATACCACACTCGGCAGATGTCTATTCTGCAGGAGTTTCATATGCGCTTTTACTGTTTCTTGTTTCATGACTCAATGTACGATATTATCATTCTATTTCCCAGTCATACAGGCTGAATGGTACTGATTCTCCGGTTATTCTATCTTCTAGGTCATATAGTCCTTCTCCATTAGCATTTTCATCATACCCTGGATGCTGTCCTTTTCCTCTACCATAGCTTGTAGCTACATGGGTTATTCGTAGTTCTCTATTCTCCCACCCTATGTAGTTATTATTTTGTTTTGCTTCATCTGATAGCTGCACCAGATCTCCTTTTCTATATTTTGCCATACTCTTCTATTTTTATAGCTACTACATCATGATTTATTTTCAGCCACTTTTTGGCTTCTGCTATGTCTCTTATAGTATGTTCTTTATCTGGATATAGGTAGTATCTTGACCCTAGCTGACCTGCAGATTCCCATTCATATCTTACCCCATTATCTGTATACTCATTCATATTATAGTAGACTATTTATATTACCTATTACTATGTCCCAGTCTTCATATTTACTCCATTCTATCATTAGATCGAACATATCTCTCTTCGTCATATTCTTTATTGCTTTCCTTACTATAGACTGGTTACCGTTTATATGAGTTTCTATCAGTTCTTGCATCCTTTGCTTTGTCATATTAGTATCTTTAGATTCTTGATATCCTTCTTCCACTCTTTCTTTTGTGTATACTCCCATTCCAGATCACCATACACAGCTGCTAGGATTATTTTAGCCCATTCCATTCTCCCTTCATATTTATTCAGGTCTATTCCTCCACTATCGAGTGCTTTTTGTACTTGCCCCCATATCCACCCTTTGTCACTCTCTATGAGTTGTTTTACATTAGCTTCTACTTCTTCTCTTGTCATATTATATAGTATTTACTGATTAGTGGATACTTCTGCCCTTCTGGACCATAGTTGTCCATCACTTTACCTTTTAGAGTACCATTTCTTAGCTTGAATAGACTAGTGTATGGATATTTGTATTCATTTTCTACACTTACACATACATCTAGTGGACCTATAGTATTATAGAACTCATCCTTATTTACCTCTTTCATATTATCCTCCTTTACTTTCTAGTTCTGCTATTTGTTCTTCCAGATTCCTTATTTCATCATTTTTCTCTTCTATTTCATCTTCTAGGTCTTGTATTTTATCATCCTTATCATCTAACTGTCTTTCTATATAGTCTGCCTTTTCCTCTACACGCCTATATTCATCCACTATATCGTTTATAGTGCTTATTAGATCATTCCATATACCATAGTGTTGTATATGGGTTACATCTACTACCTCGCCATTTCTGATAGGGGTTATCATTAACCTATCTATCTCCTGTTGTAGTTCTCTCCATTTGTCTTTATAGTAGTTCATATATTAGCCCTCCATTTTTCTAGCGTCGTTTCTATTATCGGTGTACCTTCCCCATCCCATACTATCATTTCTCCATCTTCGTATATCTTTATAGCACCTACATATTCATCTGGCCCTAGAGTATTAGTATCCTCATATTCTCTTTCGTCATCCATGAACTGCTCTAGATGCTCTATGTAGTTGGCTATTATCTCTTTTTGTGCCTCTTTTTCAGTAGCCCATATCTCTGGCATTACTTCCTCTCCTTCTATTTGCACTGTCCATAGTGATGAACCACCCATTACTGTATCTATTACTGATACATATCCTGTTATCGGTATCATATTCCCTTTATTTTACGATCTATCATATGTACTATTTCTCCATATTGGGGATTCATTAGTCCATCAGCAGCTTCTATCTCTTCTTTGAGTAGTTGCATTTCTGCTCTTATTGTCCACAATATCTCATGTATTCTACCTTCCAGAGTGTTATCTTCTGTTAGTACTTTCTCTATATGACTTCTTAGTGACATTATTCTCTTATTAGTTGTTTTTCTATTTGACTTTCTACTTCTTCCTGATTATCAGGTTCATCATTCCTCCACCTGACTTCTACTCCAGTCCACCCTCCCATTTCATCAGTATCCTCTTTTACCAGAGTGAACACATACTCCTCTCCATTATCATCTTCATATACTCCTCTATAGTAGGTTACTACCTTATGTGGTTCTTCTATTGTTATGTTCATAGTTTCCATACTTCTATTAGTGTTTCTACATCTGATTCATATTTCAGTGTTATTAGCGGCCTCCATGAGAACACATTATTTGGTTCATCTTTTACCCATATTGCCCCATACCCCTGTTGTTCTCCTTTGTCCTTTATATGAGCACTCAATGGCTGTAGTTTGAGTTTACTCATTTCATAGCTGAGAGTTGCTGATATATCATCTCTACCCAATTTTTTGAACCCTCTTTTCAGTAGATACTCTTCTGTTATTGTTATGTTCATTACTGTATTTTTGTCAGGTTACCTGTATATGGCCAGAAACAGCCATCTCTGTATGTACTATACTTCAATTTTCCTTTTACTTTATATATCTCTACCAACCCACTATTGTAGTTATTTGATAGTTCGTGAGCCTTTATTATATCTATCCTTTCTCCCCATGATTCTGGTATATCCTGTGTAGGTGTTCCTTTCCACATTGCGTATTTACTCAGGTTAGGATAGTATCCTGCTGTTATCTCTTTGTAGTTTTTCATTATTCTTCAGTTATAGTGTATTGATATGATTCAGTTACTCCATCTTCTTCCAGTGTACCTTTTACTATATGACTACCATCTTTACCTGCTTTTATCTGCTTTATCATCCCTTCTACCCTTTGTGACATTAGTTTCCTGATATAGGATTCCTCTTCTGTTGGAGGCCAGTTATCATCTGTCTCTACCTCTATCTTTATATTCAGTGTCTTTTTCATGATTGTTATCTTTCATTTTCCATCTTTTCCCAACATGCCACATAGCCTGCAATATCCAACCACGAGTCTTTGTGTTTTGTATTATTATTAGCTCTACACACTTTCAGCCATATCATCATGAGTGCAACCTGATCCGCTGTTATAGTGGTTTTTGCTATTGATGACCATCCTACTGCTATTGCTGAGAATGACTCTGATACACTACCATAATCCTGTGCCCTTTGCCCATTGACTATTCTATCTGCTTCTTGCAGTATTGTTTCTTTTTCCATTTGTTATTGTTTTTACATTAGCTCCATGGTAGGAGCTACTCTGGTTTTGTGCTTATTATATTCTTTATATATTCTTCATGTATTTGTTTTGTATCTAGTAACACTCCCTCTATAGTTCTATACATCATTCTTTCTTGATCATACACCATATACCTATGGGCTTTATTATGATCTTTTTCATTTAGTTCTATAGTATCTTTCCAGTGTATTTCATTATAGGACCAATGATGCTTGTGCATTCCTTTTATCTTTGATCGAGTATTGCCCATTGCTCTTGCTGCTTTTATCTTTTCTGGGTACTTATTACTATATTTTTCCATTATTTTTTTCTTCGTAGTACTATCTTGTTTTCTATCTTTATATAGCCTATGATGCTTATCTCTTCCTCTCTTCCTTTCATTTTCTAGCCATATTGGATCTTTCCTTTTTTCTGACAGCCTTTTCTTTTCTATACTATTAGCACAGTCTTTACAATAGTTTCTTATACCATCAGGAGATTTTTTTTGTGCACTGAACTGGTTTAGTTCTTTTTCTATATTACAGATTCTACATTTTTTCATAGTGCGAATATACAACCATGGTAGTTATTTTCCAACTTTTCCTCCCATGGTTGTATTATATTTCTAGTCCCATGGCATTTTTAGTTCATCCTGTCCTTCTACTGTACCTATAGCTGTATTAGTTCCTAGCCATGTCTGTAGTTTTTCGTTGTTCTTGTCCAGTTCCTCATCCTTTCGCCTGTACCACCTGATCTTATACTGAGGACCATTATTCTGTTCTATGATGTCATTGATCCATTTATGTACTCCATTGCTCTTCCATGACCTACCTTCTTTAGCAGCTACCTCAACAGCCTCACACTTATGGATATGATGTATTAGTGGGTTGATTTCCTTTTCATACTTTTGAGCTTGAGTACCCATTAGCGATATTGGTAACCCTCTATAGTTTTCATTGAGTATTTTGAACAGATGCTTCATGAATGGCTCCCAGATGCTATTGTGTATTCCTGGTTTTCCTTCTTCCGTTGTTAATGAGCTGTTAATGAGCAATACCCCTTCTTCCTCCAACAGGTAGCTGAGGTCATGTTTCATCCACATATTAGGATCTATACAGTCAGGTGAGTAGTATTTCTCCACTGCTTCCCACCAACACCATAGGGCACTTTGCATATACTTTGTGTTGGAGCAGTCTAACGGGATTCCATTACTTAGCATCTTACCTTCTTTTACTATTGTATATGGATCTGATAGCACTATGACACATTTTATCCTATCCGGATTACATAGTTGCAGACTCTTGTATCTTACTTCTGGACCTGGTATTATGGTTTTTCCAGCCCTTGATATTGATGTTAGGTTGCTGTATAGTATATTCCATTCCTCACTCTCTATGAACGGCTTCATGAGTATAGTCCACTTCTCACCCATTCTTTCCTTTATTTTATTATCTATCTTACCCATTTTCCAGTTTCTTTATTAGTTTTTTCAACATATCACATACTACGAAATACTCCTTCCAGTCTATGTTTTCCCAGGCATCTTCATAGTTTGTACACTGAGCATTATACCTTTCCATCTGTTTTACCAGTCTATCAGTTTCTTGTATTATCCACTTGTTATCCATTTCTTCTTTTCTTTTTTGGTTTTTCAATAGGTTCTGGTATTGTTTCTAGATATTTACATATTTCATCTAGTGTTTTGAAGGGAGGCAGCTGTCCGTCTATATCTTCTACCCATCCGGCTTGATCATTCCATACAACACACCTTTCAGTATAACCATTTATACCTTCCCCTATATTTCCTTTTATTGATTTTAGATAGTCCAGCATCATCTGTTGTATATCAGAGGTGATACTAGCTATTGCTACTTCTCCTAGAGGCTTTCCTTTATATTTCTTTAGTATTTCTTTTATCAGTTCTGTTTTCATACTTTTTCTATTAGTTTACTATCTTCGTATTAGCATTTATTGCTTTCCTGCTTCATAACTCCTACCATTGTAGGCAGCTCCACAGGCTCACCGGACAGTACTTGTCCTGAATATTTTGTTATACAATATTTCTTGATTACCCTAGCTGCATTTCCATCTCTATGATGATGACTATTGCATTTACCACATGTCCATTCTCTATCTGCCAAAGTGAGGGTATGGTTTACCGCTCCACATTCTCCACATACCTTAGTTGATGCTTGGAATGTGGGTATCTGTAGTAGATTATTCCCATACCACTCACTCTTATACTTTAGCATGTCTATGAACATTCTCCATCCAGCATCTCCTATACTGCCAGCCAGTTTATGATTCTTCATCATTCCCTGGATATTTTTTGTCATACCTTATACCTGATTTTATTTGTTTTTTATGCAGTATCTTTTAGATTAGACCGCTCAGTCTGTAATCACACCTGCCGTATGATGACTAGTTACCCAGTCTTTTTTGAACTTGGTATAACGGTATGACAATTCCTTTTCTATTTCTTCTAGATATACTATATCTAACGTGTTTCCTAATTTTCTGAACAGTTCATATTTTTCTATTTGTTTCTCTGTTATTTGTCCTTTTACTTCTATCCATTTATTTTCATCCACAATATAGAAGTCGGGAGTGTACCTGCTTCCTTCTTGCAGTTTATGACATAATGGTTCATATTGCCACTTTACTCCCCTTTTGTCTAGTATATTAGCATACATTACCTCATAACCGGATCTCATTTTTATCTTTTCCCCACTTTTTATATAGTACCATCTTAACTTCCCACACGCTTTTCTTCCATTATGTATACCTACAGCCATACCTGATATACTGTTTTGTTCTCGTGCCCAACACCCACAACTTACTACTTTTCCACTTTTTAGATCACTATACATTTGAGAGGTGGTCTTTCCACATATACATTCACATATCATTTTATACCCCCTTTGACCTTTGTTGTATAGTTTTGGTTCTATACCTACTATAGTTAGTCGACCATATACTTCTCCTATATGAGAGAGTGCATTTGTATTATTTGTATTTCCTTTATTTGATTTTCCAGTTATACAACCGCAGGATGCTAGTTGTTTTTCCCGTTTTGCTCTTTGTAGACTATCAGATGTCCTTATTATTTCCTTATTACAGGAACATGTGCATTTATATCTACTAGTATAGGTAGGTGGAGTGCATGGGAGCTTTTCTTTTATTAGGAGCATTCCTATGATAGTGCCGCTATAGTCTTTTGCTTTCATTTAGCAAAGATACAGATTAATTTCCATCCTCTGTACAGATACTATCGTGGTTATTGATTAGTTCTGTTGAGAGTTTCTGTAACCAGTCTTTCCTTTGATTTGCTATTTTTTCATGTAATAATGCTACTTTTTTGTTGGCCTTTTTTCTATTATTACTTCCCTTCTTTTTCTTACTCGCTCTTTTCTGTAGTACTTTTAGTCTTTGTACAGAGTTTCTCAGCCATTTTGGATTATCATACTCTTTGTTTTCTGATGTTACTATATAGTGTTTTATACCCAGATCTATACCTATTGCTGTTTCACTTTTTATCTCTTTCTTCTTTGGTATTTCTTGACCTGTTTCTGCTAGGATACTTATATAGTACTTGCCTGTTGTAGTTTTATTTACTGTAGCGTTCTTTACTTCTCCTTTTATTGGCCTACTTTCTATATATTTTATCCCCTCCTTAAATTTTGGAATTTGTATTTTTCCTGGTTTTATCTTTATGTCCGCACAGTTAGATATTCTATATGATTGCTTTTTGCAGTACTTTTTTTTATATTTTGGGAACTTACTTTTTCCTTTGAAGAAGGCGGTATATGCTTTATCGAGGTCTATTATAGATTGTTGTAATGCTGCATTACTAATTTCCTTTAGCCATAGACATTCTTCTTTTAATTCAGGTAATTGTTTTATTAGATCAAAGCAGGTAATAGATTTTCTTTGATTTACATATGCGTAGTTTTTAGTCTCAAGAGCTAGATTGTATATAAACCTACATGACCCAATATGTTTATCTATCAGAATAGCTTGTTCCTGTGTTGGTTGTAATCTATATCTATATGACTTTAACATAGAACAAAGGTACTTAGTTTTTAATAGAAACTATACATTTTCTATTAATTTTTGGTAGTTTACTATCTATTTGTCCCATGCTCTTTATTGCTTTTATCTTCTGTCCATTTTATGTAGTCTTCCCACATTCCTTTCTTTTCTATATACTCTATCAGTTCACTATTTTGGTGTTCTAGATAGTATATTATTGGTCTATCACTGTCTACCCACCATTTTGCTCCCAGCTGGTTTAGCAGTTTTACTATTACTTTTATATAACTGTCATCTTCATCGTCATCATCTATTTCACTTTTTGTATATATGGATATTCCATTATTATCTGTTAGTTCATAGGTACCATCATCATAGTCTCCTATATCAGCAATTGCTCTACCTTCATGGTATTTGAGTTCCCATTTATTTTTGTTCATTGTTGTTCTTTTTATGGATAGGCTCCTATCCGTTTACATATTGCATCTATTTCTGGACTATGTAGTAGTTAGCCGGGATTCAGTATACAGCCTATGGATTGTAGTGCCGAGTATCAACAGCCACTTACTCAGTCTATGTGTACCCCCTATGATATGAGATAGCAGCTACCAGATTGTTTACTATTATCCAGTAGCTGCTGTTTGTTGGATTATGCTATTTCGTATTCTAGTTTGCTGACAGGAGTTTATTATTCCACTGCTCCATCTTTGGCAGTAGGTCGAAGATTTTTGATTCCACTTCATATTGGCTATCGGCATCCAGTTTCTGTGATACCCTGGTATATGCATTCATCATACCGAACACTGATTCATCACCATCCTTTAGGAAGTGCTTTAGCACTGAGGCAGCATGGACCTCATTGATACCCAGTTCCTGATTTACCAGTTCTATGATCTGTATTGGCTGTTCTATGACACTCTCTTTGTACCTCTCCAACCTTGTTGTCAATTGGCCCAGATAATCCATTGATAGATACCTCTTTACTGCATCTTGTACCTGTGCTATGATCAGTTCATAGTTCTTGTTCTTGGTATTCTGACTCCATTCTATCTCACCTTCTTCCATTTTAGCTCCCAGGTGAGTTTTCTTGAATGCAGCATTCCTGTCATGCATTCCATTTTGACACCTTAGGATCTGAGCCCTTGCACTTATTTCGAACCTACTGAGTCCTATTTCACTATTACTGATCACCATACCACTGATGATACCATTGTTGGTCTTTGCATTTGGCAGATTCTCCAGGTAGCCATCCAACAGTTTAGTTGCCTCTATGTGGATCTCAGGAGCTACTACATGTATGTACATCCTGCTATCTGTTACTTCTGCCTTGATGATCTCTACATGTACACCTGTCTTTTTGATTGCCTCCAGTGCAGCTACTAGTACATCCCAGTTATCTATGATATTGTACTTATTGGATAGCAGTGCACGTACTATTTTGTCTTTATCTGGATAGTTGAATGTCCTGAGCAGATAGTTGGTCTTTTCCTTCTTTGATAACCACCCATTGATATTGTCTGCCAGTAGTTGCGGATATCCTGTGAGCATCCTCTTATAGTATCCTGTAGGGATCTCCAGTTTAGTTGCTATCTGGTTATGTGTATGTTCAGACACTACATACTGCTCTTTATGGAACCCATTGATCATATCCAGCATTCCTGTAGTACCGTTATACAGGATACTACCTGCAGGTACTACATAGTCCTTCTTGGCTTTCTTCTGTTCTTCCAGTATGGTTACCAGGTTACCCAGTACTTCCGGTGTTGACTTCTGCACATTTTCCATCTTCTCTATTTTTATATCGTTATCTATTACTAGTGTTTCCATTTTGATTATTGTTTTTCTTGTTGTTGATTATTGTGTTTTTCCATTATCTTATCCATACTCTCCATTGCTTCTCTACCACCAGCTGCATACATTCCCCATCCATATTGTAGTATCCTTTCTGACAGTTCTTCTGCATCCTTTGTTCTGTATAATGGGCACATCGCCATTACTGATACTATTATCTGATGACCTTCTTCTTTGAGTTCTGCTATACTCTTTGGTTTATTCTTCATACTCTAGTTCATTTGATACTTGACTGACATATTCCTCTTTAGCACTATTAGCATCATCACTGAGTATTATCTTTGGATATATTGCTTCTCTAGTCATGGCATCTTCCCATGACATCCAGACTTTTAGTTTACCTGTAGTAGGATCTTTACCTATTATATATTCTTTCATTACTGTTGATTTTGTTGATTCTCTTTATTTACCCTATCCATGAACACCTTGATTGCATTTTCCTTTGTATCTGATGTCTCTACACCGAATATGCAACACTCTCTAGCTGCTTCACCGATATTCTTATACACCTTCACTTCATCACCTATCGCTGTCCATCCTAGTACATACCTTTTCTCTTTACTCATTCTATAGTTTCTCTTTTGTCTTTTGTATATCTTCCCAGTCTATAGCTAGTATTGGGGCACCTTCATAGTTTGTTTGTGTATATGTTTCACCTCCTATTTCATCTATTATGTGACTTCCATACTCCTTTATTGCTTGCTCTACTTCTTCTATAGTAGCACCAGTAGTTACCATGTCTTTTATGATACTTGCTATTGTTCTTGCTTTTATCATATTATTATACCTTTTCTGATTAGATACTGTTCTAGTTCTTTTATACTGCCCCTCTTTGCTACCCAGTCTGAACAGTCTTTTATACCTTCTGCCATCAGTTCTTTTGGAGTATTCAGCCAGTTATAGTGGTATTTATCACACAGCTTTTTACAGTTAGTGACCCCTGTTGGATCTGCGTCATAGTTTATTATTACCTCTTTTGCACTGAGTTTCTTTACCACTTCTTCTGAGAACCCACTCCCACTTTCGTTCTGAACTGCCATTACTGGATATGGTATTATCTTGGATAGGAGGATTTTATCCTTGCGGGATTTTGTTATTAGCACCTTTGGATCTCCATTGAGTTGACTATACCCTTCTATATACTTCTGACTGATATTGGATAACCACTTACCTTGTTCTTTACTCCTTTCTGGCATGTATATCTTGAACTTGTCATCTGGGAACCTATATGCATACACGAGCTCCCTTTTGTCTATATGATACTTCTTCCGGTTGATATACACCTCTGTTACTGATTCTATCTCTCCCTTCTTTAGGTCGTCTGTTCCTATCATATACCTCCCCCACCACTCTCTGTCTGCTGCTGTATACACCTTCCTTGCTGTTACCTGGATGAGTGCTGGTTTACATTCTTCTACCTTATAGTGACTCTGTATTACCCTTGGTGTATTGTTATTACCTGCTACTATTCCCATATCCTGAGCTATCCTCTGTATGGCTTCATGGTACTTTATCTGGAACATCTTCATTACCATTGTTACACAGTCCCCTGCTTCATCTGTACTCATATCCTTCCATAGTAGTACGCCATCACATGGGAACACCCTCCATGAAGGTGACCTGTCTGACCTGAGAGGACTGCATATTGGATATTGGATCTTGAGGTTAGGAACATAGTACTGATATACCTGGTAGCTGTCTATATGGGAGAAGAGCCATTCTTTGGTGAGAGGCTGCTTACGTTCTAGCTTCATACTATTGGCTCCTTTTTTGTAGTTCCTGTTGAATCTGCTAAGGTACTAGTGTTCTATATCATCTCCTACATATTCATCATCATAGTATATATCATCATCTTCATCTACTATCCATGCACTTTGACTCCACGCCCATAGAAGATTCTCATA